GATCCCGCTTGTTGCCGAAGGCAATCTTGGCCAACTCGCCAATCACCCGATCTACAGTCACTTCATTATTTGCAGCAGCCTTCTCGGCCAATTCCTTGACCCTTGCCTTAACCTTGTCGTTACCGGCCAGCACCGAAGCCTTCTCCCAAACCGTCTTGTCCTTCCACTTCAAAGACTTCGGGTAAGCCTTTCGGTAAGCGTCCGCCTGCGACAACCCGCAGGCGATACCGGTGCAAAACTTCTCCTGTTGCGGTGTCAGCATGTCGGCGGCTCCTGGCTGATTCGCACCACTACGTGACCGCCGGTCTCGTCAGAAATCACGGGCGGCAGTACGCAGAAACGGCTGTCGTCTACACCCAGTGCATCGGCAATGCCGTCAAACCCTGCTTTGAAGCTGGCAATCAGGTTGTCGCCATCGCGGCGGCGTCTGACTTGTGGCATGAACGTCATGTGCAGGTAGATCGTGCCATCCCAGTCAATCGGCGCCAGCTTGGCGTGCAACGCCAGTGCCCAGCATTCCGTGCGGTATGCCCGCTTGGCCCGCGCCTTGACCGCCCAATGGACACGGGCATTCGGACTCAGTTCTCGATACGGCCAGCAGCACGTAACGACGCGCTCACCGCTGCCAGAATCTGTTCGCGTGGCGGATGCTTTTCCTGCCGCATGATCACCGTCATCATCGCCGTGGCGAATTCCCGACTTGGGTGAGTTTAGACCACCAGCCGTACGCAGCAGTCCAGACAGGTCAGGTCGTAAAGCCCGCTCGGCTTTCCGCTTGGCGTAAGGGATTCGCAAGCCGCGCATGTCACACCTTCTCCCCGGCATCGATCTTTGCCTTGCGTATCACCTCGTCCGTAACGCCTGACGCCTCGAATACCCGCTTCCGGAAGTACGGGAACATCTCGCCGTCTTTCTGCTTGATACCGAGTTCATCGCCCTTCGACTGAATGCCGGATGCCGACAGGAACCACGGCGCTTCGTACTTCGCCGCAACCTCGCCCTTGGCGCTGGCATCGTTGCGCCTACCCTCGACCGCAGCGAGTAGCCATGCAAAACCCTTGCCTCTGGCTTTGGGTTCCCGTGCCGTCTCCGCGAATTCATCGGCAGTCACACCGGCTTTGATCAGCCGCAGCAGGTTCGGGTTGTGCGGGTTCACGCCTTCCACACCCAGCGCGCGCAGATCACGGCAGATCGTTCCGGCGGGTGTCGAGTTATCCACAATGGGTGGTTTCCCCGCCTCTCGCTCTTTATTTATTACTATCCCTGTCTCTGTCCCTATCCCTGTCCCTTGGATGCCATTTCCCGAGGGACAATCTCGGGACATTCTTGTTTGTCCATCGGGACATTCTTGTTTGTCCCTCGGGACATTCTTGTTTGTCCCTGTTTCATCAATGGGACAATGGGTTATTTTTGGATCGCCCTGTTTTGGTGCATCTTTTTTGCCATTGGCAACCAGTGGCTTGTCAGAGGTGTCTAATCCTGTCCCTCGGGACAGACTATCAACGTCCCTAGGGACATATGCCACTTGTCCCTGGGGACAATCTGGGGACATAAACTCTTCCAACGTGGGGAACGTCAGGTCTGTCCCGCATCGTTGGTTGTGCTTTTTGATCCGTGCGCATTCGGTCTTCCAGCGCTGCGTCAGCTTTGCCACCCAGGCATCATTTGCCTTCTCGGCAATCACGGGGTGATACAGACGATTATCGCTGCACAGAACCCATCCACGCAGGGCGCCTTCTTTTACAGCTTTCCATTCGGCCACGACACGGCCAAATCCGGCCAGCTGCGCCAGCACTTTGTCATCATTGGGTAGGCTGGCTGCGGGTATCTGGTGCCATGACGCGCACCACAGCAGCACAGCAGATCGGAATTCCTCGCCAGAAGATAACGCAGCAATGTCGCTATCGCGAAGCCGCACCACATCCAGCGGCATAAATGCGAAATCACGAAGATCGCAGTTAGACGGCGTGAGCGGCGAACCTAATAACTGTGTCATGCCGCCCCCCCGATGGTTGCGAGTGGGGCGGTATTAACCAAGCTTACAGCTGTTGCATATTGTCTTCCGCTTCGATTGCCTTGTTCGACTCGGCAATGATCGCATTGGCCATTGTTTCTCCATAGCGCGCCGGGAACACAATGATGGAATCCGGTTCTCCGTTTATTCCCTCCTGGCGAATAACAATCTGCCCGGCCTGATTTTCGTACACGGCTATTGCGCGAACCGGCTCTATAACCAAATCGCTCTTGTCGCTCCAATCCCAATTCGACATCATGCTTCCCTTTTGAAATATAAATAATCATGGTAGCAGCCTCAGTTCAGCCGGGTAAGAAATAGGTGGGCTGACAGGGTTGGCTGATAACCCTGCCCGTCTGGCCTGACGTTGCCCATGATCGCGTGTTCATGTGTTGCGCGCCTTGTTTTTGTAGGCGTAGCGTAGGTAACGGGAGTTGCGCTTATGGTCTGGCACGCACTCAATCGCCCCGCGCTGCTTAAGAAAACGCAATGCCCAGTCCACGGCCTTGCCGCTGCATCCGGTCTCCCGGCAGATCTGGAAATGCGTGTAGTAAATGTCATGGTGTCGCTTAAGGAAGAACAGCACCGTTTGCGTGGCCGACCCATCCTGAATCACACCGGGTGGGCGCGGGTTGTATCGGGGCTTTGGTGTCGGTTTCTGGTTGCTCTGGGCAATGGAATGAAGCTGCATCGCCAGCCAAGACGTTTTGACTGGCGAATCCATCAGCCATTCCTCCGAGTTTCGTCCCCGTGACCGTAGGTCTGCATTCCGGCACGCTGTCTTGCTATGACAACCTCACCAAATAACGAACGCTCCAAAATGAACCGGGCATATTCCGCCTTGCTCATGCCGTGTAGCTTCGCCATGAAAATGATCTCTTCTTCAAGTTCCTCGCTGACGGGAATATCCAGGCGCTGGGTTAGCTTGCCAGCTGGGTGCGATCGTCCTGATCGCGAAAGCGGTGAGTCGGTCATGTCAGTCCTTAGTTGTTCCACGAATAAACGACCAATCAACGTCTGGGCGCAAATCTTCACAGCGCACAATTCCGTTGGTTGCTTTTTCAATAGACGGGCATCGCGTTGCCGGAACGGGTCGCTTGCCATTGACCCATTGGTGCATCAGCTGAGGCTGTACACCAACGGATTTAGCAAGCCGCGTCTGGGATCCACGACCATCTGAGCAGAATTCTTTCAATTTCATAAAACGCAATATAAGCGTATCGCTTAACTGAGTCAAGCGTTTTGCTTCTTCTAAATGTAAGCGTTTTGCTTCAGGCTATAAACACATGAAAACAGCACACGACTGCCGCCGAGAAAACCTAGAGATTCTTGTTCAAGAACTTGGGAGTCTTGATGCCATTGCAGAGCGGGCACAGCTTAGTAATACGGTTTATCTAAGCCAGATTCGCAATAGAACGCTTGATACAAAAACGCTCAAACCTAGAAATATGGGATCGGTGACGGCACGCAAGCTTGAGTCGGCGTGTAGCAAGCCCATTGGCTGGATGGACAAAGATCACGCTATAGCAAGTGTTGCCAGTTTTGCATCAGCTACGACGGGCTTGGAGTGTGCCGCTACGGAAGAAGAATCACGCTTGTTGATAGCGTTTAGATCATCAACAAGAACCGAGCAGGAAATGGTGTTGAGAAGTCTAAAAGTGGTTAATGATCAACACGATTTCAGCGAAGGCGCAGTGGCATAACCCAAACCCCGGCGCCAAAATCTGGGTACAGGGTAAAATGCAAAGTAATTTATATTAAAAACTGGATCAACAAAAAATGACTATAAGAGAATGTTCGGCTGGCATAGTCTTTGTGCTGCTTATGGCAACCTCAAGCCAAGTCTTTGCAGCAGAATGGTTTTATATTGGAAATACAAATGAGACTTCGTATTTTGTTGAAAAAAGCTCAATCAAGACAAATGGCAATATAAAAAGCTGTTGGACTTCTCACGTATACCAATCAAATAAGAATGGTATTGATCAGTCAACCAACCACATGATTGTCAATTGCAAAGACAAAACAATAGGTCAAGATAAGTGGATTGGCTATACCAAAGATGGGACTGCTATTGATTCTGTAATCGTCAAGCCAAATTTTGAAATGGCTTCTCCAGAGAGCATGGCAGATAAAATCATCGCATCTGTATGCACTGGAAAATTCTTTGGGAAGCCACAAAGCACGCTTGATATTGATGCAATAAGGCATGTTATTTCCCAAATGATCCAAGGCCAATAAAGAGAATATTGATGAAAAAAATAATCGTCACTTTTGCTGTCGTTTTGCTAACTGGGTGCGCAACTTACATCCAGGCAAATAACCAATGCGCCAATCCTGCAATGCGTTTTTCTGAGACCGTTATTTGTATCAACAAGGAGACTGATGGCAGCACCAATGCATACGCGGTGTCTTATCGGCTTACCGCTAACCAATTGCTTGAGCAGCTGAACACAGGAAAGATTACAGAGACCGATGCAAAGATGCGTCTGCAAGATAAATTCATGCAGTTACGCAAAGGGCACATTGACGCATACAACGCAGTAGCTGGCGGGTCTACCTACTGTACTGCCGTTGGCAAAAAAAGCATGTACTGTTACTAAGGATCTGTTATGGATGAAAAGTTAAAATCCTATCTTGAAGACCTCAACAAAAAGGTATTCATCAAGGGCGACATCATTGTAGTTAACGTCGAGTATGAATACGAAGTGCCAATTGCAGACTGCAAAAGCCATGAGCGCATTTTGCACTGGGCGTGGCACCTGACTGAAAAGACCTGGATGACCACCGATGTGCTGCGAAAATTTATAGAAGTCGCTGCGCATAACGCAGGCATTACGCTGTAAACAATAACCCGCCACTAGGCGGGTTATTATTGAGTCAGTACGACGCTAATCGCTGACCATTAGTGCGGTTTTCAGGAGGATTCCAAAAGGCATCCCATCCTCCATAGTTATGACTATCAGTTATTTTTGGAAGGTTTCCCCAGTTGCCACCACCGAACAAGAACGATGTTTCGGTAAGGTCAATGTTGATGAGCCCAGACCGACTCCAGGTGTTTGGTACTTTCCAGGCTGAGTCGACGACTGTAATTGGTATCAGATAGCTAACGCAGATTCTGCCAGTCTTTTCAGACCTCACAAAACGATGGCCGTTAGGATCTGGTGCTACAGGCTTTGTGCGCTCACGGTAACTGCCATTAGGAAGACGCTCAAACAACTGATCAAAGTAAGGCATATCTTGTCCTTTTAGTGGAGCGGCGGGCCGGAATTGAACCGGCGTCTTCTGGGTGGAAGCCAGATGTTAGGCCACTTAACTACCTCCGCATTCTTGGCATCGCCGCACGGACTCGAACCGCGATCAAGGGTTTTGGAGACCCCTATTCTGCCATTAAACTACAGCGACATTGTTGGCGACCCAAGCCGAGAGTATGGGCATGGCACCTGTAGCGTTCTAGGTGCCTCACGCTGTTAGCGGATCGACCTCCGCATTCACCAACACAGAAGCTGACCGGTACTGATCTCCGGTATATCCGACTCACACAACCTCTACCGGATAGCTTCGCCGCACCAGCGTTGTAACTGTGCGATCTACTCTGTTTCACTGCTTGCGTATCAGTTTACGCATTCAGCTTCTGTGTTGGCGCTCCTTACGGGAGCGACTCGGCAACGCTGCACATTTACCTGTTGCGCCGGTAGCAAGGATTGCCGCCCAGTAATCAGCTGAACAGCCCGCATGTGCAATACGGCATGACCTTGTATGACCTGACTCTATCACAAGTTTAAGCGTATCGCTTCTTCTAATTAAGCAATATGCTTGACAAGCACAAGCAATTCGCTTATATTTCGCTTAATCGCAACAGAACTTCAACGTCCGGTGCAGGCGATAGTTGATTAAAGCCCTTTGGCAAGGCGGTTTTGGCAGAAAACGCTTAGTGCATAGCACGGCAAGTATGCGGCGAATAGTGGCTTCAAACGATTTTGCATTTCTACTTAATTCAGGAGATTCGCATGGCATACAAAAGAACGGCGGAATGCTTTGACACGGGCAAGGTGTTGATTGGGTGCAAGTACAACCCAGGCTACGAAAAGCACGCGATGACAGAAGAATCGTTTTTTCTTCAGAAGCTATTGCTGAATAAGCCGCGCAATGCCGATAAGGCAGATCGCATGGTGCTGACCGCATGTCTGGTTATTGCCATTGCGCTGCCACTTGCAGCCTACCTATTCAACTGGAAGCTTGGCGGCTAACCATGACCGGCGAAAAGATGCCTCCGCTTGTGTCGCTGCCGTGGCGTGTTGTCACCGGCGACAACTGCACGTCTGTCTATGTTCTGGATGCAGAAGATGATGTCTGCATCCGGATGCGGCGCGAAGACACAGAGATTGCTCATCACATCGTGAACTGCGTCAATGCCTTTAAGGGTTACTCGCCGTTCATGCTGAACACCATGATGTCTAACGGCTTCACGGTTGACGGCTTGAGCAAAGAAGCCTTTCGCCTGGAATGCGCCCTGGAAGAAAAAACCAATACGGGCGCTGTGACACTAGACATTATTTGCGCACATCACGGAGATACGTCTGCCGTTAGCGTGATTACCGACTCTGACGGTGGGCATTGTGACTAAACAACTGGTGACCGTGCATAACGTGACGATCGTTAACGGAAGCCCTGTTTTAACGCCGGTCACGTTTGAGTTCGACACGGCACTGTACGAAACGCCTGATGACGGCGAACTGCTCTACCCGAGCGATGAATTGCAGCAAGAGTCCGGTCGATTAAACCGGTCTTTCAACCGAGGCTATTTTGGATCTTAAAAGGAACCCATGATGAACGAACAAACCGCACTAAAAGATACGATGCAGGCTAACCAGTCTGTAGTCAATGCAGCCGATGCCGGTATGCAGTTGCCAGCCGCGCAAGAATCCGCACAGAACTCAGCCAGCGCTTTCTCGCTGGTCATGGATGATGGCGCTATGGAGCGCATGATGTCAGCGGCTAAGCTGATGGCATCTGCAAAAGTCACCATTCCTGCACACCTGCGAGACAACCCAGGCGACTGCATGGCCGTGATTATGCAGGCGGCACAATGGCAGATGAATCCGTTTGCCGTTGCGCAAAAGACGCATTTGGTAAACGGCACGTTGGGGTATGAAGCCCAGCTAGTTCATGCAGTCCTGCAATCAACCAAGGCCATCCGCAGCACGTTCAACTACGAGTACACCGGTAGCGGTACTGATCTGGCCTGCCGTGTTGGCGCTGTGCTGCGTGGCGATACCGAGGTTACGTGGGGTGAATGGCTCAATTCATCCAGCGTTACCACCAAGAATTCACCGCTCTGGAAGACCAATCCGGAGCAGCAGTTAGGCTACCTTCAGGTAAAGAACTGGGCGCGTAAGTATGCACCGGGTGCCATCCTGGGTGTTTACACCGTAGATGAACTTGAAGACAGCCCGCCGATGGAAAAGAACATCACGCCCGGGCGCCAGAACGGCAAACAGATTGCCGCTGCCGCACAGTCGGTCAACGTGTCTGACGATCAAAAATCAGAGCGTGCCAAGCTGATCAAGGCGATGGAAGAAGTCGCCCATGAGTACGGCTTGGAAGCCTACGCCGAACAGTGGTCAAAGCTCACGCCGGAACAGCGCAAGATGATTGGTGCCGAAGAGCATGAGCGCATCAAAAAAGCCGCTGCCGAATTCATCGACGGCGATGGAGTGATCCATGACTAACCAGGATCAACTGCAACGCACGGAGAAGTGGTTCTCTGATCGATGCGGCAAGTTCACCGGTTCCCGCTTTGTGGACGTGTTGGCACGCAATAAGCGTACCGGTGAACCGTTGGAAGCCTATACCAAGTGCCTTTGGCAAGTGGTCACTGAGCGCATCAGCGGTGTGCCACTGGAAGGCCCTACCGGTCGTGCCCTGCAATGGGGTACGGATGTTGAGCCCTTTGCGCGCCAAGCCTATGAGTTGGAGACTGGGTTGATCGTTACCGAGTCGGAGTTCATTACGCATCCGGTATATCCGTTTGCCGGATGTTCGCCTGATGGTTTGGTAGCAACGGATGGCGGTCTTGAAATGAAGTGCCCCAAAGACAGTGCCATCCATCTGCAACGGTTCCTGTCGGGCATTCCTGACGAGTACCGCCCCCAGTGCCAGGGATTCCTCTGGGTAACAGGGCGCGAGTGGATTGACTTTGTGTCGTATGACCCGCGCCAGACGCCGGAGTTTCAGATGCTGAAGGTTCGCGCCTACCGTAATGAAACCCTGATCCAACAAATTGAAACCGCCATCCTTCAGGCCGAAGCTGAGGCCAACGACCTGATTGAGCGCCTTAAAAGGAGTGCCGCATGAACACCATCACCAAAGAAGAAGTTACGGCCTTGGCTGTAACGGAGCGCGCCGCGATTGCCATGCGGTCCAGTCTGGTCGAGCGCCAGCTGGTTGAGCTCGCTGCCAGCACGCAGGACATCGTAGCGGTCACCAATAAAGATGGCCGTGAGCAATGTCACCGTGCCTACATGGTGGCCAAAGAAAATCGTATTGAGATTGAAAAGCTGGCCAAGGCTGCGCGTGACGATGCAAACAACTTCAGCAAGGCATGTGTCGCTGAAGAGGGTCGCCTGGTAGCGCTAATTAAACCGGAAGAAGAGCGACTCAAGACGCTGCGCGACGCCTTTGACAAGAAGGAAGCCGACGAAAAGGCCGCAAAGAAAGCCGCTGAAGAAGCCCGTATCGCTGCCATCAAGGCAAAGATCCAGCGCTTTGAAGAGCTGGTGATGATGGCTGCGCTGAAACAGTTCTCTGCCGACGTGAAGAAAATACTGGCCGACGTCGAAGCCATTGAGATTGACGATTCGTTTGAAGAGTTCTTTGGCGAGGCTAATGAAGCCCGTGGCAAGGCCAAGCAAACACTGCAAGCAATCATTATTGCCAAGGAAACTGCCGAGCAGGTTGCCTCCGAAGTGGCTGAACAGAACCGCAAGATGCAAGAACAGCTGGCCGAGTTACAGCGCCAAAACGCTGAACTTGCCAAGAATCAGGCGCCTAAGGTCGAAGCGGCGCCAGCCGTGCTGCCGCAAGAGGCAACGGTTATTGAGCCAGTGGTGCCGTTCATTGCTCACGCAGTGACAGCGCACGATGACTGCAATGTGGTTGATGCCGAATTGACTGCTGAGGATTTGGCACCGCCAGCATGGTTGCCAGATGCCGAGAAAGCCATCGCCAACTTCCTGAATGGCCGTGACTGGCCGAAGGGCAAGGCCAACGAATACCGTGCCGTGTTGGTTGAGTACGAGAAGTCAAAGCACGCCGCCTAACTTACTGGAAACATCATGGCATCACTCAATAAAGTCATTCTCATCGGCAACCTGGGGGCTGACCCAGAAACCCGATACACCACGGGCGGCGATGCAGTCTGCAATATCCGGCTGGCCACCAAAGACACGTGGCGCGACAAAGCCAGCGGCGAGACGCGCGAAGCAACGGAATGGCACCGTGTTGTGCTGTACCGCCGACTGGGCGAAGTAGCTGGCCACTATCTCAAAAAAGGTGCAAGCGTCTATATCGAAGGCCGGATTAAGACGCGCAAGTGGCAGAACAAAGAGGGGCAGGATCAATACACCACCGAGATTGAAGCCACGGAAATGAAGATGCTGGGCAGTCGCGGTGATCAGCAAGCCCCTTCTGAAAACACGTTTGCACCGTCAACCCAGCCGCGTGGCAATACGAATCGTCGCCCAGCCAATGTGGCTGATCTGGACGACGACATTCCGTTTTAGGAGACCGCCATGAAATATCTGATCTTTGCCATTCTGCTACTGGCATCAGCTTATGCCGTGGCCTGCACCGTGCAGACCGTCGTTACACCGGACGGCAAATATCTGATGTGTACCACCTGCTGTGAAAAAGGCTACTGCACCACTTTTTGCAACTAAGATAACCATGAAACTGAACATCAAATTTACCGACGACTACGCCGCAAAAATCTATGACCTGAAGAACGGATACGGGTCTGAAGGTGCCGCAGGCTTTGACCTACGCGCCTGCATTACCGAAACCATGACGATTCTGACTGGCGAACAGGTGATGATACCGACAGGCATTGCCATCCAGTTAGAAACCGAACTACGGGTGTCGTCATATTCCAGAACAGCGGCGATTGCCCTGCCCCGTTCTGGCCGTGGCGCCAAGGATGGTCTGGTGCTGGGTAACACCATTGGGCTCATCGATGAAGATTATCAGGGCCAGATCATGCTGTGCGTCTGGGCACGCCCAACAAGTGGGCATGTCAATCAAGCCACAGGGCGCATGAATAGCACGCCGGTTCACATTGAGCCCGGTGAACGCATTGCACAACTGGTTCTATTGCCTGTGATTCGCCCAGAGGTGGTGTTGTGTACAGAATTTCGTACAGAAACTGCGCGCGGTATCGGTGGCTTTGGGTCTACTGGAAAGGCATAACATGGCCGTCAGCAAAAAGCCGCGCCGTAAGTACAACCCAATGCGCCGGATGCACATTGTTAATCGGCCAAGTCTGAATGACTGCTATCAGGTGTTTGCACCGGTTGATGATGTCTTTGCGTGCCTGGAATCAGGGGAGATTGATTCTGTGCAAGGGATGCCGGTATTCAGAGACCGGAACGGGGATCTGTGCGAAGTCGCGCCAGCCGTTGAGGGCTGGGCAGCAATGTGGGATCGACTCTGCAATGGCGAAGGGATTATCTTCAACTCAAAGCCGCTGACAAAGCTGGCGGCAAAGCTGCGCTACGACTCGCCGCTTACCGATGATGAAGTCGCTGAAGCCAAGGCCGTCATTGAACTGACCCGCACCCTGTATATGCAGCTGCCGATATCGGTATCGCAAGCCTATGCGCGCGATGAAGAGATTCACATTAAGTTGAGCAATCTCAAAGCCGCAGCATGAAGACCTATCCCTACGTCAACGACTGGAAACAATGCAGCCCATGCGGCGATGTTCACAGAAACGATGACAGGGTTTGGATTAAGTATTACGGGCTCGATACATCCAGCTGCCCGCGATGCGGTTCTGTATTGATAGCGCCTGAAGCAGTAATGCAACGGCAAATGAATTTACTTGAAGGGATAGCAGCATGAAAATGGCAAAAGCAACGGAATCTGATGTATCTGCTGCAATTGAAGTTGCGCAAATTCTTGATGCGATTGGCAAGCGGTTTATGCCGATGTGTCTATGTAACAGCGACGATGATGATACAGAATGGTTCGATATAGATAGCCATGATGATTGCCGTAAGGTTATCCAGAAACTACTAGATATAGAACGTGGCGCAAGCATTTTCAGGGCTGCGCTTGGAATGGCAGTTCTAATGGATTCGGCCAACGAAGTCGTTGATCCAGACTCAGATATATTGGAAACGCACCCAAAGTATCGCCAAATTGGTGAATGGTTGGCAAAAGGTGATGTTGGAATAAGCAGCAAAACGATGGTGGCGATTGCGCTAGGCGCTGAATCAGGCCGCTTTGATGCGCCATATGACCCTAGCGACCTTAACCGGTGCTATGAACTGGTTAAACAGGTTCCAGCAATTCGCAACAGCTTTGATGATATTGCCAAAAAAGTGCCCGCATTTGCAGGAATTTTGCGTGATTGGGATTCGCTTTGTAAATTGTTCGATGACGAAAAGGCTTCGGGTATGTGTCGTCTGACATATGACCGCATCAAAGCGCTGCGCGCGGAAGCAGGGGCAACGGTATGAGACAGCACACCTGCACAGAAGAGCAGTTCCTGAAAGACGTTGAGCAGCACACAATGACCATGATCCGTGATGATGGCGTACATCGCCATATCCGTTTCAAGCGCCCGGATAGCGGCACCTACTGGTTCGACCTGATCACATGGCCAGGTACGCTTTGCATAGACGGAGACTGCGGCACCTACGTCTTTCGTCGCCTGGAAGACATGTTTCAGTTCTTCCGCACCGACCGTGACTGGTTGCGTGACGGCGCAACGCTAGGCATAAATCCGAGCTATTGGGGTGAAAAGCTGCAAGCGAAGGCTATCCACGGCGGTTACGAGGAATTCAGCGAGAGCCGATTCCGCAAGGCCGTTAAAAGCGAGTTTGATGCGTGGGTCGAATCCGAAGATCCAAGCAACGATATGAAAGCACAGATATGGGAAGAGCTTGAAGACCGTGTTATTTCCTATGTTAATGACGGCGCACATGATGCTGTTCGCGCCGCGATGAATTTTGAACCGGACGATTGGGAAATTCTATTTGAAATGCGGGACTTCTACGAACATCGCCTAGATGACTACACGTTTCACTTTATCTGGTGCTGCTACGCAATCGCCTGGGGCGTGAAGACATACGACGAGGCGAATCTAATTAAGGGGGCAGCGTAAACGATATGTTTAGAAAATTTCTTATTACGAAGTTCGTCTGCGCAAAGTGCGGATCAAATCTATGTATTACATATAACACACCAAAAACCAGCCCTGGATACGAAGAAGGCCAGCCAACCGGTGCGGAAATGGTTGAAAACATCGTCGCCGTTGAACCGTGCGAAACGTGCGCTAGACCTCTCGAAAAGGTGAGAGACGCCCTTAAAACTCTTAACGAACTGGCAGCGGTTGCAAAATGACTGAAAAACTACAAGAAGCAGCACAGCAAGTGCGTGAACTTGCAAAGCGTGTAGAGCAAGACAGCGAAGAAGTCTTGGGCGACGACGGCATGGTTATGGTCGTGCCGCTTGATGCTTACAACGACATGATGGAAGCCATCACCGCCCTGCGAGAAGCGTTACAGCAGCCTGTAAGCCAAGAGCCGGTGAAGCGCGAACACATAACAGATGGTTCGCCGTGTTGGTGTAACCCAGAACTTAATTACAAAGACCCAGAAACCGGAGCAGAGGTTTGGGTACATAAGGAGCCGCAATGAGTATGAGGACGACAGAGATTGAAGTTCGAGACCCTAATACGGACACGATACCGCTTGATGTGCGTTTCGACCCAGAAACAGAGATTGGGGAGTTGTCACACTATGTGGTATCGCAGGATGGGTCTGAAATATCAATCACCTACGCAATGGCAGAAAGCCTATTTTCTGCAATAAAACGCCTTGAAATGTGCAGGCCAGCGCGATTTGAAGAATCGTGGCAGAAGAATTGGAAGGACGATAAATGAACGATAGAGTGTTTGACGCTGATATATATTCGGTAGCTGGTAGGTTGGCTTTGGAATTGGAGTGCCTACTGATAGACACCAAAGACTTAAGCGTTGTAAGCAAGTGGTGGGATTCAGCGCACGATGCGCTAGAACAATGGCGCTCAATTAAAGACGCTGCCCCTGTCCGTACAAAAGACCTGACGGATGATGAGATTTTGCCTGATGGTTACGGCGTAGTTACATCGTATGACGGACTTTTAGAGTTTGCCCGTGCCGTCATTGCCGCGCATAAGGAGAAGCAGAATGCCAACAACAATGCTTGATGGTGAAACATACTCAGAGGCATTGCAGCGCAGATATGCAGAAGAGCAATCTACCGACAAAATGGTTTGCAACTGGCAACAGCCATCATACGACCATTTTGAGGCGAATTATTGGGACACAGATTGCGGCGAATCATGGGCTATCACAGAAGGAACGCCGACAGAAAACGGCATGAAGTTTTGCCACGGCTGCGGTAAGCCAATTAAAGAGCACCCGTTTGTAGATTCGGAGGATGAATAAATGAGCGTTTTAGTTTGGGACGGCACAACGCTTGCCGCAGATAAGCAGATGACGAACGGTGGGCTGATTCAGATTTGTTCCAAGATATTCAGGATCGGCAAAGACCTTATTGGTTTCACTGGCGATTACGACTATGGCATGGGCATGAAGCACTGGCTTGAGAACGGCGCCGACCCCGATAGTTTCCCAGACAACCAAAAGGATAAGGATGGCTGGGTTGGAGCTCTCGTTATAAAACATGATGGGCGCGTATTGAAGTACGACCGCTGCCCTCACCCTTATGACCTATCACAGAACCGCTTTGTATGCCTTGGTTCTGGTCGTGACTTTGCCTACGGCGCTATGGAGATGGGAGCTGACGCTGTTCGTGCCGTCGAAGTCGCCTGTAAATACGAGGCCAGTTGCGGTTGCGGCATCGAAACTCTGGCACTTAACAATGGCAAAAGCTAAATTTGATAATTTCTGGCGCCGTCTGTCTATTCCAGAAATGAACAAGCTTCAGCAATGGCATATAGACCTGATTAAGTCGCTAGTAAAACAGGCTTATCTGGCTGGCATTAAAGAAGGAAAGAAACAAAGTGAGCAATGAACCAGGGCTATTAAAGCGCTGCCTATTCGCACTGTTTGAGTCCAGACAAAAGCAATCGGCAGATCAGAAACGTCTTGAGGCTGCACAACTGAAGCGTATCCGTAAAAACAACAAACGGCTTGAAGAAAAAAGGAATTGACCATGAACAGCTACACCACGCTAATGAACTACATTGCAGACATGACTGAGGCTTCACGTGGCAACGATGAAGTATTGGCATACATCGATCTACGCGAATCAAATGGCGACCCTGCCTGTATCACTGATCTGGTTTATGACCGTCGCTTTGGCACGGGGCCAACAGTTCATCGCAAAATCACCAGCCTTGAGAAGAATAAATTCATCCAACTTAAGCGGGCAAAAGATGATGGTCGCGCCAAGCTTTTACAGGTCACGCCAAAAGGCCGTGAGTATCTGGAACGCGCTAGCGTTGACATGAAGGCTGCGCTGGCTGGTGCGCTATGACGGTGCTGGACTCACTGACCGATCAAGTCAGGGCAAATGCCACCATGCTCAGGCTGGCTGACTGGACATTTACATTCGATAATCCCGACGGGTCTATTGTCGTCACTAGCCCAGACGGTATTCCGTACTTCTATGACCAAGGGTGCGCAGAGAAAGCCATTACGGATGCGATGGCCATGCACCAGCGATCAGTCGCCCATCGGTATGCAGGGAGCTTTGCGCATGATTGACCCTGTAAAAACGGCACTCGAAGCGGGCGCCGCTTACACCAATGAAGCACATCATCGTGTGTTTCTCATGTCGATCTATGAACTTCAGAAGTTCGTCATGCTGGTATCGGCGCAAATCGAGAATGCACGCCAACCTTCGGATATTGTTCCCAACGGGTGAGCCTGAATGAGTGATATTTTCCTAGACGAAAATCATCTTTTTCGGCTGACTGGGTTCAAAACAAAAAGCCGTCAGATTAAACAGCTACGTAAAATGGGGATTCCTTTCTTTGTGAATGGGTCAGGACATCCTATCGTTGCGGAAGCAGTTGTATCTGGCGGCTCAAGATCTGCTGCCCCGGTCGCTAAGACCTGGGAGCCAGCATGGGCAGGAAACGTACGGTGAACGCCAACCATCTACCGCAGTTCAGGGTTCGTCGGCGCGGTAACAAAATCTATTATTACTACGACACAGGCGGCAAGCCCCGCAAAGAGATACCGCTCGGCTCAGATTACCTGCTGGCAGTGCAAGCATGGGGCAAGATCCATGTCGCCCCGCCACCAGCAAAGATTACCGTTGGATATGCCATCAGCCAGTATCAGGCATCTACAGACTTCAATGCGCTCAGCCACGGCTCACAGACCGATTACAACTTTGCCTTTAATACGTTGCTATCGAAGTTTGCCGATGCGCCATTAGATGAAGTAAAGCCATCGCATATTCAGATGTTTATGGATTGGCGCACAAAGGGCGACGATGATACGCGACCAAGCCTTCATCGCGCGCAGCGCGAAGTGCAGATTCTTGGCATGATTTACCGGTGGGCTATGGCGCGCGATTGGGCACGATTCAATCCGTGCCAACCTGTTAAAAAGAAGCGCCTGCCTGGGCGCAAGAACATCTATATCGAAGATGATGTAGTTGCCGCCGTCTACGAGCATGGCGGCATCGTGCTTCGTGAGGCGATGGACATTGCCTACTACACCGGACAGCGCCCTATTGACGTACTTGGACTCTATGATCCCAAGGTTGAGAATGATGTCATAAGCTTACGCCAAACAAAGCGGCAGACGGCATTACGCATCAAGCGCATTGGCGGGCTGGCTGACGTGATCACACAGATTGCGGAACGGAAACGCCTCTTTGACGTCCAGAATATCTATCTGCTGGTGGATGAAAAAGGCCGCAAGATGACTAAGCACAAACTGCGTAGCCGATTCGAGAAAGCTAGGGCAGCATGTGGCGACATGGCTGCGCATTTCCAGTTTCGGGATCTACGCGCGAAGGCAGCAACCGACATACGGGATGCAGTAGGTATTGATGCAGCGCAAGCGCTTATGGGGCACAGCAGTATCGTGATGACAGAGCATTACACCCGTGCCCGTAAAGGCAAGATTGCCGACCCAGCACCGCGCAAAAAAACCGCCTGAATTATTTCCGCAAAAAAAATTTGACCCTTATTTCAAGCGGTTTCCAGAGGTGCCATATGCGGAACGATTCAGACCTAAAACCCGCGTCGTTATAGGCTTTCCCGAAAAATTCAGGTACTAGCGGGT